ACACTCGTTGCGAAAACTTCGACGGATACGTTGACCAATAAAACTTTAACGACTCCAATAATTACGGAGATTGATTCAGGCTCTACCATTACGCTTGATGCAACCACTGACATCGTACTTGATGCGGGTGGTGCCGATGTATTCCTGAAAGATGACGGCTCTACTTATGGTAGCCTGACAGCAACGGGTACAGACTTAATCATTAAATCGGGAACAACCACAGCGGCAACCTTCAGCGGTGCAAACGTAACCTTAGCGGGGACTGTTGGTTCTGGAGCGATTACCTCTTCCAGTACGGTACAGGGGACAGTTGTTACAGCGACCACAGGTTTCGCACCCGATGCACAGGACGGGGCTTACTTGGGAACTTCCTCATTACAGTTCAGCGATCTGTTCTTAGCGGATGGGGCGGTTGTTGCCTTTGGTGATGATGGGGATGTTACCCTGACTCATGTAGCAGATACTGGTCTATTATTAACTGACGACTCAGGGGTTGGGACAACTCAATTACAATTCGGTGATTCGGGAACATATATCTACCAGAAAGCTGATGGGCATTTAGGTCTCGTAGGCGATACAGAAATTGACATCTCAGCCACAACCATAGATATAAACGGAGCGGTGGCTTTCGATGGGGCGTTATCAGGAATTACAAACATCACCCTGTCGGGGACTCTATCCGATGGTAATTATACATTCGACACAAGCGGAAATGTCAGCGGTCTTGGTACTGTTGGATCGGGGGCTATTACTTCATCTGGTGTGGTAACGGGGACAGGATTTACAATCGGAAGTGCCGCAATAGTGGAGGCAGAATTAGAAACTATTGATGGAGTCACAGCAGGAACGGTAGCCGCAAGTAAGGCGGTTGTCGTTGATGCAAGTAAAGATATAGGAACATTTAGGAATGTTACGATTGACGGCACGTTCTCAGATGGGAATTATACCTTTGATACAAGCGGGAATGTTAGTGGATTAGGAACGGTTGGATCAGGAGCAATCACATCATCAGGCGAAATAACAGGCACAACGCTCGAAGCAACGGGAGATACTTCTTCTGGTGATAATGCGGCAATAGGATATACGGCAGGTGAGGGGCTTATCTTAACAGGACAAGGCTCGACCAGTGATGTAACATTAAAGAATGATGCGGATGGGACAGTGTTCACAGTTCCTACGGGAACGGATGATATTTTATTCCCTGATTCGGCGAAAGGAATGTGGGGTGCGGGGTCTGATCTTCAGCTTTACCACGATGGCAGTAATTCTTTTATCCAACAATCAGGAACGGGTGCGTTAAAAATAGGGACAGAGGACAGCGGGAAGGCGATCGAGATTGGGCACGGCACAAGTGAAACCACGATCGGGGATAATTTGACTGTTACTGGCGATCTCACAGTCTCAGGCACGACCACTACCGTTTCAAGTTCCACCCTTACCATTGGTGATTCACTTATCAAATTGGCACAGGGGTACACGGGATCAGCTTACGACCAGGGGATTGTATTTACTCGGGGCGATGGGTCAAATAGTAATACTCAGAACATGGCTTTTATTTATGATGAATCCGCTGATGGGTTTGCCACAATTAAAGCGGCTACCGAAGCGGGGACAACTACGGGGAACATCACCGTCACGGATTACGTCCCCCTTAGAGTGGGAGCCTTGACAGCCGACGATGCATCGACTTTCACATCCACAATTTCAACAGCAACAGGTTCGACCATAGGAAACCTCACTTTAGCGAACGGCTCAATTACTGATTCTGGTGGAGCAATTTCTTTTGGTGATGAGAACCTCACCACTTCTGGAACATTAGGGGCGGGGGCAACAACTGTTACAACAATGACAGCAACGACCTCTATTCTCGGAACTCTGGGGGGAAATGTTGACCATTCAAATTACAATTCTACAAACGTGGATATCGATTCTGGAGCGATTGACGGGGTTACAATAGGTGGGGCGAGTGCGGGAGCGGGAACATTTACAACGTGTGATGCGACCACAGATTTTACTATTGATGGATTAGTATTAACAGCCGACACAATTACGAATGATGCCAACCTGACGATTGACGGGGCGGGAGATATAGCCCTCTCCGCTGATGGTGGAAATGTTACAATGGATGACGGGACTACCACTGTATTCGACTTTGACGTTGATGGTGTCAATTTGAAAATAATGGACGATGCTGACACTGGTGATTATTTCAACATCGCTGTCGGTGCGGCGGGAGCAACCACGCTGACCACAGTAGATGACGATGGTGCGACTGCCAATCTTCAAATCACAGCCGATGGCACAGCAGAGTTAGCGGGAACAACAGTTACCCTTGATTCGGCAGGAGGCGTAACGCTTGATGCTGATGGCGGGACAATTACTTTCGCTGATGCTGGTGTTTCACTTGGGACAATTACAAGTTCTGGATATAGTGGGACGGCGGCTGTTGCCACAGCGGTTACAATCACAGATAATGAATCTACCAACGAAAGTAACGCCATTATATTTACAGCAGGTGGTGATGTCGACGGTGGAAATATCGGCTTAGAATCAGATGGTGATTTAACCTATAATCCTTCAACGGGAACAGTAACAGCAACAGCTTTTGCGGGAGCATTAACTGGAAACGTTACAGGAAACATCACAGGAAACATCACAGGAAATGTTACAGGAAATGTTACAGGAAATGTTACAGGAGATTTAACTGGAGACGTTACTGGCGATGTAACGGGAACATTACAGACCGCTTCTCAAACAAATATCACAGCCGTTGGGACTATTGCAACAGGCACTTGGGAAGCTACAGACGTAGAAGTTGCACACGGTGGAACGGGGGCAAGTACTCTCACAGACGGAGGTGTTCTCTTAGGCTCTGGCACAAATGCCATTACAGCGATGGCAGTCCTTGCTGACAGTGAGATGATTGTCGGTAATGGTTCAACTGATCCTGTGGCTGAAAGCGGAGGAACACTAAGAACTTCAATCGGAGTCGGAACTGGGGATAGTCCTCAATTAACAGCGGTAAATATTGGAGACGCTTCAGATACAACGCTTTCAAGAAATGCGGCGGGTGTATTGCAAGTTGAATCAACAATTTTGAAAATGGCAGGGAAGGAAACAATTTGGATTCCGTCTAATGCTATGACTCCAACAGAATCAAATGGGTGTGCTGATATAACGGCTGTTGAAACAACCTCTGACAAACCTGATATGTATGTTCTGGATTTCGACAAGGATTCTGATGAACACGCTCAATTTTCAGTTGCGTTTCCTAAGTCTTGGAATTTGGGGACTGTTACATTTCAAGTATTTTGGTCTGGAATAGCATCAGCAGATGATGTTGATTGGGCATTACAAGGTGTAGCTTTTGGAGATAATGATTCAATAGATACGGCTTATGGCACTGCTGTTGTTGTTACAGACAATGCACAGGGGGCAGTAGAGGAATGTTTAGTATCAGCAGAAAGCGGGGATGTAACTATTGCAGGAAGCCCTGCCGATGACCAACTTTGTTATTTTAGAATTTTTAGAGATGTCTCGGGTGATGCTATGGCTGGTGATGCAAGGTTGCACGGTATAAAATTATTTTTCACCACTGATATAGCGAATGACGATTAAATGAGTTTCGGATACAGATTATTAGGATTCGGAAGCGGTGGACCAGCTGGTCCTCCGCCGACGTGGACTTCAACACTATCTACTACGGGAGGCGGCTATGGTGGATATACAGTAGATGGCGGTACTGGCGGCTCTGGTGGCGGTGGTAGTTGGTATGGTGTCGGTGGGGCGGCATCAGCTCCAAGTGGGGTACACGCTAATGGAAGCTATTCGGTAGATGCTGAAGCGGGGGGTGATGGATACACAGCAGGCTCCAACGATTCAGGCGGCGGCGGTGGTGGAGCAGGAGGCGGTGGAGGTACAGCAGGAGCAGGTGGCGGCGGTGCTGGAGGCACTGGACAGGTCAACGATTACAGAACAGGAGCAAATGAAACGAGAGCAGGAGGCGGTGGAGGAGCAGGAAGAAATGGAACTGGTGGCACTGGAGGTTCTGGAGGCTCTGGTGGCGGTGGAGCTGGAGCAGGGAGAGGAGACGACAACTCTGGAGCTGCTGGGTCAGATAATACTGGCAGTGGCGGTGGTGGAGCTTCTTATGGTTATCCAACAGAATACTGGAACGATTCTGGAGCTGGTGGTTCTGGAATTGTGGTGATAAGGTATGACTCAGGCACTGCTTCTGGTGGGACAGAAACATCTTACGGCTCGTATACTGTAAACACTTTCACAAGTTCGGGCACTTTCACTGTTTCAAGCACAGTGGAAGTAGATGTTTTGATGATTGCGGGGGGTGGAAGTGGCGGTGTAAGTTGGGGAGCAGGTGGCGGCGGTGCAGGAGCTTTTTTAACTTTGACAAGTGCAGAGATGACACCGGGGGACTACACTGTGACCATTGGTGCAGGTGGTGCCTCACAGACAGGAACTGGCACTGGCAATCAAGGCTCAACGACCTCAATAGGAGCTGTTTCGTGAGTCATTTTGCAGAAGTAAAAAACGGAAAGGTTCAACGGGTAATAGTTACAGAACAAGATTTTATTGATTCTGGAGCAGTTGGAGATTCGTCAAATTGGATTCAAACATCATACAATACGAGAGGCGGTATTCATTACGAACCTAATACAAACAATCCAGATGGAGGAATCGCATTAAGAAAAAACTACGCAGGAATTGGATACACTTACGATGGAGAAAGGGATGCGTTTATTTCACCGAAGCCGTTTGATTCTTGGAGTTTAAGTGAAAGCTCTTGTTTGTGGGAAGCACCTGTCCCTTATCCAAGTGATGGAAAGACTTATGTTTGGGATGAGAGTGCAATTAATTGGGTGGAGAACGAATGATAATCAACTGGTTATTAGCGGTGGTAACTGTTGCGGGGATAGCAGTCATAGCTGTGACCTTTGCTGAATGGCTTAAAAAATGAAAGGAAAACAATGAAGAAAAAGGAAGTAGATAATTCCCCAAGTTTCGTAATCAATGGGGAGAACGGCGACAGCACGGAATATAAAGTTTCCGAAATGAGTCCCGAGAATCAGGAAAAGTACAGCCACGTAGTAAGTCTCAACAATAAGATGACACAGGCGAGGTTCAACCACGTGGAAGCGATGGTGTCTTTTCAAGCGGGATTGGAAACATACAAACAAGATTTAATGAAGAGCCTTCAGAATGGAGAAGCCGAGAAAAATTAAAGGGCTAAGTAATGGATGTGGAATCTATACTGGGGTTAATGGAGCAATATGGGCTTCCGATTATTCTGCTCGGGGCGGCGATATATGCACTCTATCGCTTCATCGTCTTCAGCCTGTACGAGGTAAAGAATGAATTTGGAAGGCGACACGAGGACAATGCAAAGGCTATGTCAGAAGTAAAAGTTTCTTTAGGTGAAATTAAGTCAGACCTAAGACTCCTCGTTGGGCTTATGACTAAGTAATGATTGAAGCCTATGCAGAATATGGAGCCATCGGGGTCATCGTTGTTTTGTTTGCGACCCAAATTATTTTTCTGCAAAAAACACTAATGGGGAAACTGAGAGAGATAGAGGACATTAGTGTAAAACTCATTGATAGATGGAATCGTTCAGACGAAACAAGAGACAGGAGGCATGAGGATATAATGAAAGAAATTGATGATCTCTCTGATGCTGTCTCATTTTTGAAGGGGAGAATAAATGGCGGGAGCAGATGACAAACGACCCAATGGTTGCCTGTGCGATTGCCATCGCAGGGACAATGCTGTTGATGATAATCAAGCCCATGTTTCCGAGCGTGTTCTGGGGAGTGTTTTTCACGATAGTTCTATATGGGATAGTTCGCCTGTTAAAATCAAATGGCAATTTATGGAAGAAGTAGAGGATGAATGGAAAAGAGATTAATCATTGGAGAGAAAGCGTAACGTCTGATTTATCCTCGGTGAAAACCGATGTCCGATGGATCAAGAATAATCTTTCTCGAATGGATGCAAGGCAGGATCACCTTGCGACACAGGTGGCGTGGCTTAAGGGCGTTGGCTCGTTGGTGGGTCTGCTTTTGGGTAGCCTTCTCTCTCTGGTTGCTTCTGTAGTGTTTTAATAAATGATTTTAGAAACAATAGGAGGTCTGTAATGGATTGGATAGCACAGAATTGGGAGTGGGTACTTTTGGGATTTATGGTATGCGAGAAATTCGTAAAAATGAGTCCATCTGAAAAGGATGACATTTTGCTTGATGTTTTCTGGGAAGGCTTACGGAAGATGGTCGGTAAATGAGTATCCTTTCAGCGTATGTAAAACGACAGGTCAAGAAGCGTGGCCTTATCAATCTTCTTATTAAGGTCGGGGATTTAGCTGTTAAGATTACTCCGAACCCCGCTGATAACGCCGCCTGGAGTAAGATCAGGGCTTATATCAAAAAGAATTACAAAGTGAAAAAGTAGTGCCCCGTTTTTCAAAGCGATCACGGGGGCGGTTGGAAACTTGCGATCTCAAATTACAGGTTCTATTCAATGAAGTGGTAAGGACATTCGATTGCACGATCATAGAAGGGCATCGGGGAAAGGCGAGACAGAACAAGGCTTATGATGATGGGAAATCCAAAGTGCGGTATCCGATGGGGAAGCATAATAAGAAACCATCTGTCGCTGTGGACGTTGCTCCTTACCCGATTGATTGGGATGACAGGGACAGGTTTCACTTCTTCGCGGGGTTTGTCCTGGGGACTGCCGAGCAGATGAATATAAAAATTAGAAGCGGGGCTGATTGGGATATGGATTGGGAGACAAAGGATAACAGGTTCGATGATTTGGTTCATTTTGAACTTATATGAAACGGGCAATAATCGCACCAGATACCCACTTCCCACTCCACGATCAGGCGGCGGTGAATTGTGTTCTCAAGGCGATCAAAATGGTGAAGCCGTCCATCTTCATTCATCTGGGGGATCTGGGGGAATGGGAAAGTGTCTCAGGATGGAAATATAAAAGAAGGAAACGACCACCCCTTGAATATATCCTTCCAGAAATTGAGAAAGACATTGAAGCAGTCAATGATGGGTTGGACCAATTCGACAGGGTTCTGGATTCCGTTAAATGCGAGGAGCGTTATTTACTCGAAGGGAATCATGACATTTGGTGTAATCAGTTTGTAGATGAACACCCCTACCTCAAAGAGATACAATTCCCCACCGCTCTCAGGCTTAAAGAACGGGGATACATCTACAAGCCCTACGGGAAATATCTCAAGATCGGGAAGCTATACTTCTATCATGGAGGGCATTACTCAACGGTTTATCACGCAAGGCAACACGCCCTCAATCTTGGCAAGTCAGTGGTTTACGGACATATTCACGATATTCAGAGGCATTCCGTTACCCATCTGGACGGGGCTCATGCAGGGTTTTCTTTGGGATGTTTGAAGGACATGAGCGATGAAGCTAATACTTGGCTACGCAATCGAAAAACGTCATGGGGTCACGCTTTCGGAGTTGTGGACTGGTTTGCTAATAATGATTTTAGACTCGATGTTGTGGATATTACAAAAGGCAAGACGATTCTTTGGGGAGACGAAATAGATGGAAACACTTAATCTCGGCGAAGCGATTGCTCAGTTAAAAGTTCTGAGATGGCAATATGATGAAGCGAGTGATCTGGATACACCAGAATCGGTAGATGCAAAATTTGATTTAATGCGGAGGATAATGGAGACGATTGATATGATAGATGTTCCCGAATTAGTGGGGCAAGGGGGCTTTAATGAGTACTTATGACGAGTATTACGCTAACGCCACTACTGACCTTGAGTATTTTATTCCAGATACAATCTGTGTGTCGTTCTCATAGGCAACTATGATTATCATGATTGGGAAATTAAGCGGGGAGTCTAAAGCGAAAGCCATGATAACCCGAACCGAAGGCAAGGGGCAAAACTCTTGTCAGGGGCAGAGCATAGCAAGTGAAACTTTTAACGAAGAATATAATCTTGCCACGAGTTCCCAACATCCTTCTGGGATGAAAAGATATGCCGATACTCCGTAGAAATGCGGAGATGTGAGATAATAAACTCACTCTAACATTCGATACAGGCTTTTGACCGTAAAATACTCATAACGGGTTGGATTTTTTATCAGAGTAATACTTATCGAGCGGGTTCAACAGGAACGATTGACACGCTTTTCAGGGATAACTTTGATTTAGGCGATGCTATTGCAGACCTCTCAACTTTGGTTTCCAATGATACTGACGGGGAATGGTTCTACGATTCAGATACGGATACGCTCTACGTAAGGAGCGACAACAACCCACTAACACACCATACCATTGAAGGCGGCAGATCATACCAGACACTCAAGGAAACTGCCCTTTCAAGAGCCGCCTCCTTCGTACGCAACTACATTAACAGACCGATCCATAAAAGATTAGGGGTTGGGGCTCAGGGAGTCAGCGGGGCTTCGTGGGATGACATGATAATTAAATGTAATGCTGTCCTTGCCTGTGCTGAACTCGCCCGACCTTATGATCCTGATAGGGCTGATTATCTTCAGTCTTTGGCTTACAATCCAGAGGGAACGGGATGGCTCGACCATATCAAATCTGGCGAACTGTCAATGTGGCATGATAAATCAATGCGACACAATCAGGGGATCGTCAAGCGGGTAAGTATCAATTCGAGTTCGACCTCAAACATCATAGATGTAAGGGGACGGGCAACAGCAGATGATCTCATCAAGGTTATCATCAGTGCGGGGGGGACCTTAACAAAGGGGTCGGCTAATACATCCGTCACCTACAGTTCCTATGTTTCCAGTTCAACAGGATTACAGACTCAGGCGGTTGTCTCAAGCGAGGCAATCACGGGAGGCTATCAGGGAATCGGGCATGGCTTGGAGGCTCGGTGGAGTTATGGCGTGGCGACAACAAATGACACTTGGGAGGTAGAATGCTCAAGTGATATTCCAGAAGCGGGATCTCCAGTTAGAACTATCCAGGTGGAACGCCGATGATTTATCTGGATCAGGGAAAGCGGATCATGAACAAGATGCAGGAACTTATCTTTAATGAGTTCAAGGTCGCTGTTCATTTTGATAAGGACTATGCTTTTCACAGTTCCACGTTCTTTAACATCTTCCTTAATTCAGTCGGGGATATTCAGCCGTTAGCGGGAGGGCTTTTACGGCGTTACATATTTGATATAAGATATTACTTATTCCGAGAGGGCTACGCTCGGCATACGCATCACGAATTTCTTTCCAATTCAACGGAAAGATTAATGCGGCTGTTCAAGAACTATCCCTCGCCAGATAATGCGGAGACAACATTCTCAACCTACCTGACTCGTTGGGCTTATAGCATTGACTACTGGAATTTGATTACTCAATATATCTGGCACGATGGGAAGATCACCGACATTGATTATAACCCTTCGTTAAGAGAGAACGAATCTGATAAGCCGAATCTTAATGTTGTCAATTATCAATTCTCATGTATGTCCTCAGAACCTGATTATGAATAGGATACCAAATGAAAATAAAACTTAAAGATAAGAAAAAACCAGTTCCCAGATGGGAGTCCTTTTGTGGCTTTGCAACTGAGGATTGGGAAGCACTCAATGCGGGTAAGGAAGTAGAAGTTGATTCTATCCCCCCTGCCGCAGAGGAGTATGTAACGGAATCAAAAAAGAAGGAGAGTAAATAATGGCTCTTGATGGTGCGGGATATTCCCCGAGCGAGTTCAAACTCGCAATTAAAGCCGAATCAACAATCGGCACAGCAAACACCTCGACCATGAATCTCGTCAATGTTGATTCCGTCTCACTCCCTGCCCTCAATCCGACTCAGGTCTTGGATGTGAGAAGCGGGGACGGACGGACAGCTAAAGCGGCTGATGCCTACACTTCCGAAAAGGGCACGGTTAAAGAGATTTCATTTTCGGGGACGGCAGACTCAACGGTCTTGCCTCTTTTAATTCAGAACATTGTAACGACTGCGGTGAGTTCAAGCCCCGCCAGTTATGATGTGGCTTACAACTACACACCCCCAGAACTTGAGGATGGGCAGAGTTCAGGGATCACCAAAACTGTGACGGTGGCAATAGTTAGTCCAGAAGCAGGGGACGATCAATCAATGATCTTCCCTGGCTGTTGCTTGACCTCACTCGGTTTGACGGGTGACATGGGTGATGAATCAGGTCGAATCAAAATAAGCGGGACATTCAAATCAGGATTTACCCCGTCGTATAGTCAGTCAGCCCCAACCTCAATGACGGCACACGGCTCAACCTATTATTACCTGACGGACTTCAACACAACTCGCACAGTGGCGGGGGTAGCAAATAGCGTGATCGCTTCTTGGGCTTTGAACCTTGAGAACGATGCGGCTTTTGTTGGGTATTCTGGAGCAAGTGCAGATCCCGAGTCCATAGTCAGGGCTGTCCCCGAGTTGGGTGTTTCAATGGATGCTTCGGTAAAGTATGATGATAATACAGCATCACTTCATAGCACTTGGAAAGCAGGGACAACAGTTGCCACGACATTATCAAATAATGCGTCTTGGACATCAGCGAGTACCTTTGGGGTACAGGCATCCTACGGAAAGATCACAAGCGTTGCTTGGTCAGAAGCGGCGGCTATGTTTGTGGATGTAAGTGTTAAATGTATGGCTCATACTTCGGGCGACGTTATTCAGATAGTCGCTTGATATAGGTATCACCTCGGGTTGAGATCGGGGCTTAGAACCCCCATTACTCGATCCATTTTCCAATAAAATAGAGAAAGGGAGGTCAAATGAAGGTTGACGACCTTGAAATTAAAGAGATCACATTTGGGCAAGAACGGGAGCTTTACAATCTTTATAAGAAGAGCTATCGAAATTCCGATATTGATTTCGCATCGGGTGAAGTATCCAATATCAAAATTGATTGGGAAGCCCACGATATGGCGGTAGCGATGGCCCTGGATTTTGCGATTGAGAAGCCCGAAGAGGTCTTACAAGAAATGTCTCATCCCGAGATTGATACACTTGGGCAGAAAATTCTGGTCAAGTATCTCAGGATGGATGATGAATCAAAAAAAATATAAGGGCTTTGGGTCTTGCTTACGCCGTATGGGGTACGGCTCTTGGTTATATTGATACCCCGCAGTTCCCGATAATCCTCCCGTCGGGGGCTACTTATTCGGCTCAAAGCCCGTCTTTATTCAAGCAGATTAAATATGATGATGAGGAGAGATGGAACGAAGTGGCGAGATTGGCAAAAGAAGCGGCGGGGACAAAATTCACTATCGGGCAGCAGCTATACTTCCAGGTTCATTATTTCGCAAACCCTAAATTCCTGTGGAAACAAGAATATGATAGGCTGATCGAAGAGCATTACATGATGGAATCGTTTAATATTCCTTTAGCAAAATCCCTCGATGAGGCTCCCGCCCAAAAACTGAGGGATTTTTCAGTTATTAAGACCGAGATGATAGCATTACAAAAACATTACATGGAGAAACAGCGTGGCAGTTAAGAAAAGAGTAGAATTAGAATTTAGAACTCGGGGTGCTGAAAAGGCAGCAAAGCAGACCAAAAAGATAGATCAGAATCTAAAGAGTATGGGAATGGCTGCCTTAAAAGCGGGTGCAGCATTTTTTGGAGCAAGGGCACTTCTTAGTGGTTTTAAGCAATCTATAGAATTGGCAGGGCAACAGGAATTAGCAGAAAGAAAATTAGCAACTGCATTGGGAGGAACTTCCAAAGAACTTTTACAATATGCTTCTGCTTTACAAAAAAGTACTGCCTTTGGAGATGAAGCAACCATTGAAGCTATGTCCATGATGGCGGCATTTACTCAAGACGAAGAAGCCTTAAAAAAATTAACAGAGGTCACTATGGATTATGCCTCAGCAACGGGGACGGATCTTAATTCTGCGGCACAATTAGTGGGTAGAACTTTCGGAACTTCTATGAACGCTATGAGTAGATATGGCGTAGAAGTTGAAGGAGCTGCGGGATCGACAAAAAGATTGGAATCCTTAACTGGGAATCTTGCTAAGATGTTTGGGGGACAAGCTGCTGCCGCAGCAGATACAATGTCTGGTCAAATAGAACAAATGAAAAATGCTATAGGGGATACGGGGGAAGTTATAGGAAATTTATTTGCTCCTATGGTAATAAGTTTAGCCAAAAGTTTCAAAGCAGTGGCAGAGGGTATTTCAGAAGCGTTAGATGGAATATCTAAAGCAGAAAAAATGATGGAAGCGGAAGCGAAGAAAAGAATGGAATTAAGTATAAAGGGTCTGGAGAGGGAGATTTTTCTAAGAGAACAAAACGTCACGAGACTAAAAAGGGAGGTGGGTAGCCACGGAGAGAATGCATTCCAAATTCGTTTAGAGAGAGACGAAATAGAAATTCTAAAAAATAGAATAGGAGAGCTTAGAGGGGAAGAAATAGGTCAATTTTTTAGTGACTCCGCAATAGAAGCTCAACTTGCAACTGAGGTAATATCTAAATATAGAGGAGAGTTAAAAGATTTAACCCAAGAAATTAAAAAAGTAGCAGTGGTACAAGGAGAGTCTTCTGAGATTTGGTTATCAGAAGGACAACAGGTGGCTGTTGATATGACTCGATCACTTGCTACCAATCTTGCCGCCGCTGTGATTCATGGGCAAGACCTCGGAGAGGCTTTAACGTCATCGCTGAAAGCTATAGCAATAGAAATGGCAGCTAATGCGGCTATATTTCTTTTGTTGCAATCTATAACAGGTGGGACAGGGGGAGCTTTCGCAACCACTCAAGCGGGGAAAGGTGGTTTCCTGGGATTCCTACTTAAAGGTTTTACGGGGCAAACCCCACGAGTGAATAATCATGTACACATTAGCGGGGGGCTGATCTCAGATTCTTATGTAAGGAATACATTAGTACCCGCCATGAACAGAGTCAGGTCTTTTGGTTAGTGCTTTCATTTAACTCCACCCTTGTCAATAAACTCAAGCTGAGAAATGCTCAGGCGTTCTGGTGCTTGAAACTTTATTACAACGATGAATCAGCATTTGTTGGCGTAAGTGATACGCACCGAGTTGACGGGTCTGATATTTATTACGGGCTTGTGACTGATTGGGGCAACACAAATCAAAGCATTGATTATTTTGAGTTCTCTTCATCTATTTCTAATGTAACAGTCAAGATGGTGAACACTCACAACACATTTCAGGGAGGTAGGTTTTCGGATCAATTATCATCCAAGAATTTCGGAAACAGAAAATGGGAATTGTTCCAATGCGTTCACGGTTTGACTTATGACACATCTGCGAATCTTATCGGAACGGGAATGATAGCAGGGGACATAGGATATAATCGTAACGAAATCATGCTGACCCTTCTTGATTTTACTACTTACTATCATAAAGAATTGCCCAAGACAGTTATAGATTCCTCAACATATCCTAATGCCCCAGAGAAAAATCTCGGTAAACCCATTCCGATGACTTACGGATATTTCCACGAAAGAACAGGGGCGGGAACGATTGATTCTTATATGACAGGAGTTTACACCGAAGCAAAGTTCCCCGCTGTCATCACAAATAAATGGAATGACTCCACCGATTACATGGTGTCAACACCTGATACTGAAGATATGCACACACTTGATGCTGACAATGTTTACTATCATGGAGGAGGAGGCGAGTTTGGAACTTTCTATGGGAGTAATGCCGCCGTCAGCACTTCCGATCCCTCGATCTCTACTAAGGGGGCAGTATTTTATCACTACCCCATTCTTTACAACGGTGGAAATATAACAGATAAAAGCTTCAGCACATCAGAGACATTGACCGCCAACAATTCAAGTGGGACTGTTTCTTTTGATATTCCCAAGATTCCCAATTTGGGAGAGATTACCTATATCAGGGCTGTCATTTCTTATGCTTCTTTTAGTGATGCGACTATTGCGGCTGAAGATGTTTTCCGAGTTCAAAATGCCGCATCCCCTTCCACCAATGCAAGTCTCACTTGGAATGCGGGGAGTTTACATGAGCGGGTTGATGTGAGTTCCATGTTCTCGACCACACAAAAAGACTCATGGGATTTGGAAGGGACGTATCAATTTTATCTTCTGACAAGTATTTCGGGGAATAGCCGCAACTGTGCAATCAAGCAGATTGAAATGGAAATCCAATTCAGTGCAAACCAAACATATCTTCAGGAATATGATGATATGCGTTTGGCTTCTGTCCCAAAAATCTTATGGGAAAAAGGTAAATCCAAGCAGGTCACTGTTATGAAAAAGGTACAGGCTTTTCATCAACAGGCTCAACCCGCCAACATTGATTATGTTTATTTTTCTGGGATTGGTAGGAAATACGGGGCGTGGATTGACACGATTGATGGGAATAACAGAACCGACGAAAATGGAACTGCGGCTGATCCCAATTATGCAACTACAGACTACATCACAAACCCCGTGTATATCATTGAAGATATTTTAAGGGAAGGGCTTGGATTGGATAGTAATACGGATGGATCAGATATTGATATAAGCACTTTTGATACTTCTGGAAATTCTACCGATGGATTAATCACAGACGTATTTGACGATTCGGTGGGGGATATAAAATTTGCTTTCAGTCACAATAGATTCTTGGGATCGAAAGAATTAATAGAGAAATTAGGTGGACTATGTGGCTCTTATGTTTTTCTATCTGGGGATGGAAAATTCAAAATTAAAACATTGAGAAAACCCGCCGACTATTCTTCGGCTGATGCACAGGTTGACTATAACGATATAACACTGGACTCAATTAATCTCACTTCTGCCAATGCTGTTCGGAATGATGTGACAGTTCATTACAAATTCAATTATGGAATGACCGAAAACGTAGGGATAAAAACAGCAACCGACTCAACTTCTCAGGGGACAACCGTAAACGGGATCAATCAAACTTTAGAATATGAGCATGATGCAGGTCTAATTCAAGATGACACCACTGCTCAAAATCTTGCTACTTATTACAAGGATACAATGAAAGATAGGAAGGTTGTCATCATGTTCGATGCCCCTTCCGCAAAGTATAATCATCTGGAAGTGGGGGATATTATCAATTTTTCAAATTGGGATTCGAGCATAAAACTGTATGGAACAGCGATGGATTCCAGTAATCACTTTTTCATTATTACACAAACAAGTAAAAGACCAAACGGTTGCGAGTTCTTTTGCACAGAGGTTTCAGACTAAATGACTTACCAACGAATACAGACACCAAGATTTTATGTGGACACCATTAACTGGCTCGTATCAAGAGGCGTAGCTTCATCAGAGTTCGCTGTTTATCATGCCGCATCAGATTCTCTCAATCACGATTCAGATTATGTAGATGAAGAATTATTCGATATGAACCCCGCTAATCAGGTAGTATTCTCAACTTCAGATTCAGCGGCGACCCGAGCCGATCATGTTCTTTTCACGATTGATAAACAGGCAACCTCTGTATCTACTAACTTCGTAGCGATCTTGAATCATAACATGGATTCGGCTGAAGGAAAATTTAGGGTAGGAACGAGTGCCAGTGCTATAACCTCTGTCGATCCTACTGCCGAAGCGAGTGCTTCAGTTCTGAACGCCGCTGATTCATCTAATATATTCACCCCCGCAACTGATGGGGATTCAATTATTACATTCGATACAGCCGACACCAATAGATATGTGGCTGTCCAATTTGAGGGTGATTCTACTTTCAGTTCTACTTATGACTTGAAAGTTGGGTGTATCTTAATTGGTGAATACTTTGATATGCCACTCGCTCCTGATCTCCAAGTTACAAGGTCTGTCAGTTTTGGGAATGATATAATGGAGACACCATCAGGGAGAAGATTCAGTCAGGCGAAATGGTTGGAAGGGAATCAGTCTTCATCTACTCAAAGCGGTCAACCGTTCAAGAGTGCGGGGACCTCTACATCCCTACGGTTCGGGGGAAGGACTCAATTCAATATGAACTTCAGCTACCTGACCGATACCGATTTGATAAATAGCGATGTATCTACAGCGACCGATACCGATTCATTCTATAACATGGTTTGGAATCGGACAGGTGGCAGTCATATCCCATTTGTATTTACACCTGATGGAAGTTCTACAACCAACGGCGATTACATTTTTGGCAGGTTCGGGCAAGAAGAATGGTCATCGCAACAGGTAGCAAGTAACGTATATTCAACAGCCCTTTCAGTTATCGAGGAATTTTAATTGAAAGTCCAAACCTTAATTATTTAAGTGAAACAGCCTTTTCACTTAAAATCTTTCAGAATTAGGTCAAATCGGTTTGAAGCGGTCAAACAGGCGTTTTAAGGGCAGGGGCTTGGTTTTTCGTAGTTGTAATCGAAAAGAATGGAATAATCGCTTGGGATTGAATCTATAAGCATAAAAAATGATATAATCAGGTCTGCTTTGGGATAGTCACTATCTGGCCCGGTTTTTCGGCTAACTTAAACATTTTAAGTCAAACGCATTTATTAAAAGCCCTATTGTACAAAGAGATAGGGCTTTTGTTATTTTATTATCTGGATAATTTTTATGGATTTTATATAGTATTATTTGTTATATTGTTTTCAAGATGAAACTAAATAATAAAATAACAAAATTCAGCCCTTCGGGACTTCTTATCTCTGTTTCATCTTTGTCCTGGAGGGTTTCGTTTAGTAGGAGCAAATGATGAGAGTTTTAATTGCCTGTGAATATAGCGGTAAGGTCAGGGATGCTTTTGCAAAGAAAGGTCATTTCGCCATGTCTTGTGATCTTCTCCCAAGTGATAACCCGAAACATGGTGTTCATCATATTGGCGATGTTTTGGCTATTCTTTCAGATTATAGAACAAACGGATGGGATTTAATGATTGCCTTCCCGCCTTGTACCCATCTTGCTGTATCGGGAGCGAGATGGTTTCCAGAAAAACGTGCCGATGGCAGACAGCAACAGGGGATAGATTTTTTCATGTCTCTGGCAAATGCCGAGATCCCAAAGATAGCCATTGAGAATCCTGTCGGCATCATGTCAACTAAATGGAGAAAGCCCAACCAGATAATTCAACCCTATGAATTTGGTCACGATGCCAGTAAAAAGACTTGCCTCTGGCTGAAGAATCTTCCCGAATTAATCCCAACTGATATAATTACAAAAGATCGGTATGCAAATCAAACCCCAAGTGGGCAAAACAAACTCGGTCCTTCAGCGGACAGATGGAAATTGCGATCAGAAACCTATCAGGGAATAGCCGATGCTATGGCCACACAATGGAATTAGCTGAGAAATTATATCGCATCGAATACAAGCGTAGGCACGGGTCCACAAAGAACGCATCTAAGGCGTGGAAGAGGGGCGGTAAAAAGAGGGGTAAGAATTAAAACCGCGTTTGTAAAGCTACCCATTCATTCAGGTGAATTCGTCCGTAAGATTGGAGGTTGGCGGCCTTATCATGCGTTCTGCGATCGTGAAGGATTAGCAAAAAAAGTAGAGGTGGAATTTGAGGGGTGGAAAGAGTCACGTCTTGTTCTTCTCCCAAGCCGTCCGTATGGCGTGGAGGGGCGTAAGGTTGGAAGAAATGAATCTTGCCCTTGTGGCAGTAGAAAGAAATTCAAAAAGTGTTGTATTAAATAAGGGAGAATAATAATGAAACAATTAAAGTTAAACGACTACATCAAAATGTTACAGGAGAGACAGAAGAAGTATGGGAATCTTCCCTTGATTTACGCCTCGGACGATGAGGGGAATTCATACGGACAGGTTCTTTTCTCCCCTACTCCAATGAAAGTCAAAGGTGGCGTTTCAATGTCGGGGAAAATACTTGATTCTCAAATTATCCCACAGATGGATTGGCTAAAGGAAAAACCAACTCACATTTGCATTAATTAAAGTGGAGGCTAAATAACAATCCCTACCTCGCGGAAACCGGGACGTGTGTTTGAAAATGGATGGTGGGTTTCTACCTCCACGAAAGTGAGCAATCAGAAATCTACCATCCCCCACCCCCAAGAGACAATGTACCTCTGCCCCACCTGTCAGAGGGTTTTTAGTGCCTCATATCTTTCAGTCGGAAAAGGCGAAGATTACTTCGAGAACATTCCGCGTTATGGGAAAGCAAATAAACAATGTGGTCCCTGTTTCCAGATGGAACAGTCGGACAATTTTAGAATGGGATATTTAACAGCATGGAGATTGAAACAATGAATATAGAAAACATGGTACTTGATTCGTTCCAATGTGCTATCGACAAGAAGCGTGAAGAGAATGAAAAAGCCAAACGTTACAAGGCCGTTCTGGTCGTGGACTTCTTTGCAGCCTACTCTCAACCAGTTCATGTCAGGATTTACCGGGCGTGGATTCGGTTTCTCGATCGGGTCTTTTGATGCGGTGGATCTTCGGAGTCAGTTACGATTCGCCCTATGAACATCAGGGCTGTTGGGATTGGAACAAAAGCGAATATGAGTATGCTCTGGAACAGGCTGTAGAGGTCTTCATGGGTGAATGTCGTCAACCTATGATCCCGATCTATTCAAAACCAAAGATTGACTTTGCCATCGAGCGTGATGAGCAAGGCAATAGTAAGGACATCAAAAGCAGGTTCTGCCGAGATGTCGATTCAATAATAAGAAACGGGAGGAAATAAGATGAGTGAAATAGAAGAGGTTAAAACAACTAACCTCGCACCCGATGCTAATCCGCAGGGCGTGATTGATGTGGCATCCTCAGCCGCAGAAGCCCTGATGAGTGTTGCGAAACCTGTCACTATTGGGGGTAAGCAATACTTGACTGTGGAAGATTGGCAAACCATCGGAACAATCTACGGCGTTGTTGCAGGATCGGACAGAGCCACCTACATAGAAGAAGGTGGTATCACGGGTTACGAGGCTCACGCTGTTGTCCGAAAAGCATCTGATGGAATGATCGTTTCAGAGGCTATCGGAAGATGTATGCGTGAAGGGATATGGACGGACCGGGAGGCTTTTGCTCTCGCCTCAATGGCCCAAACAAGAGCCATCTCAAAGGCTCTCAGAGGTTGCCTTGCGTGGGTTGTTCGGTTAAAGGGTTATCAAACCACACCCGCTGAAGAGATCACTGAAGAAATGAGAAGAGATGATTCTGTTCCACAGGGTCCTTACAGTGATCTGTCTAACGGTGAAATCTCAGTATCTGATGACTCTGATTGGGAAGCTACCCGGAAAACCGTTGCCTTCTCAACTGGAAAGAACGCCAACAAAACGTGGAGTGAACTGGATAACGGCATTCTTGAATGGGCTGTTGATCACCACAAATCAAAAGGTGGTTTCGCCGAGCATGAGATTGAATACAGAAAGGATAATGAAGTGGCTGAAGTAGTTGAATCAAACGACCTGCCATTCTGATCCCTGGCGACGTTGGGCAAATCAATTCGCTCTTGGGCAACAGCACCTATACAAAGTGTTGGGGTTCGCAAGGGGAATAGCCAGATCCAAAATAATCAAGAGGGGAGTAGTGGGTGGAAAGATGACACACCAATGCTCCCCTCAGGAGGTGATGAACATTGTTCTTGCACTGAAGAAAGAATACAACTCTGTGGTTGCGGCACGTGGGTCACAGAAGAAGGGGAAGAAGTGAGGAGTATTATGGTCGATGGTGAATATGTCTGGCACAAACGACAAAACGGGAAATGGGAGCCGATAAGATGAAGGACAATGCTTTTTATTTTTCACACGATACAAACGCCAGGAACGACGAGCGGATTTTACAACTGTTGACTGAATATGATTGGCAGGGATATGGAATTTATTGGGCAATCGTTGAGATGTTGAACGAGGCTTCTAATTATCGGTTGAGCCTATCCGGGATCAAGGGCCTTGCATGGTCTTTATCTGTCGAATCTGATTTTCTGGAGGTATTTCTGAAGAGATGTTTTGAATTGAGACTGTTTCAAAAGGATGATGACAACAATTTCTATTCCAAGCGAGTATTGAAAAACGTGGATAAGAGGGAGAAAAAATCAATTTTAGGTAAGAAGGCGGCTGAGAAGCGTTGGTCTGTGGATAAGTCGGGAAAAAATGCGGATGCATTGGGTACCCAATGCCAACCCAATGCCATAAAGGAAAGGAAAGGAAAGGAAATAAAGAAAAGGAAAGATAAGAGATCATCTAAATCCTTTGAACAATTCTGGAAAAAATACCCGAGAAAGGTCGGTAAGGTCAAATCTCTTGAAGCATGGAACAAGATCAACCCTGATGGAGTGTTGATAAAAACAATCATGGTATCCGTTGAAAAGCACCGAAAATCTAAAGGGTGGCAAGACCCTCAATATATCCCGCACCCTTCTACCTGGTTGAATCAACAGCGATGGGACGACGAGATTCTTGAGAAAAAAGAGGTTGTGGACCAGTTCAAAACAGATACAGCAGGGTTTTATATTGGCTACTGCTCAACCTGTGGGGAGGGGAGTTCATATTCAAGGGCCGAGATTTGGGGTGATTCACGCTGTTGTAAAGACAAGATCGTCCCCTTGAAAATGGAAGTAGCACCATGAGATTGAAAGATGAAGATGAAGTTGAACTCTGGCGATTAATGGTGGGAACAGGCTTTATTATCGCAAAGAATTTTCTCACAGAGAACGCGGTCAAACTCGGGCAAATCCTGCTCAATCGTTTTGATGATGAGAAAAAAGGAAATCCCAAGTCGGTTGAAAAGATATTGGATGATTCTTATTACCGGGAAATCTGCGGTGAAATTTATGAGGGTGAGTGAGTGGCGTATAATGACGAAGCTCCTCCTACCGCTTCTATGTGTCAGTTGTGTCACTCCTTGCCCTAACCATTGTCTTGTTGAGCATCGCCACAAAGAAAGAGAAAAAGAAGCCGGAAGAGAGGTTGAAAAAGATGGAGAGAGAACTGATGGAAATGAAAAAAGAGTCAACTGATTTTTGCCTCAATGTTATCAGACGGCTCAATATCCTTGAAGCCAAAATGCTACATCTCTGGAAGGACTATGGTGCATGGGCTGATGAGGATTCGAAATGAAATACACTTGCATATCCTGTGGATTCAAATACCACGCAACTGATATGGATGTAGATGAACGGATGTGCTATAACTGTCTTGAAGAGAGTGAGATTCATGAAAAGATAATAAGGATTCTTGACAGGTGTAACCTTTACGATCTCAGAACAATACAGGAAGCCCTTTATGAGATGGGGTTCAGAGAGAAGACGATGAGAGATTGGAAAAAGATGAAAAAGAGTTTAGGTGGAAAGGAAAACTCACCCCATGCCCAATAGAAAGGCAAAGCGGAGAAAACAGGAACGAAGGGAACGGCACGAAGCGATCAAGAAGTGGAAAAGGGAGAAAAGAAAAGCAAAGAAGAAGGCTAAATCTAATCCCTCACAATGAGTAATAATAAAGTACCCTTCATTCAACAACTGAAAACCGAGATCCAGAGACTTAGAAAAGAATTGGTGGAGACGAAACAGGATTGGGCCAAAGACCAGATCAGGCTAATCAAAAAAGTGACAGCCCTGGAACTGTTGATTGAAAAGATCAATTCCAATTCCAACCCCGCATATCTTGAAAAACTCAAAGAGGATTATCTGAATGAATGGTATCCACCTGAGAAAGAATCAGATCAAATATGACCAAATCTCATAAAATCGCACTCAAACGGGCTGCATCAGAAGCCGCCGCCCAATATAGCCGGACAGACAGGGACCACAATTATTTAAAAGAATCTTTCGCGGTACAGAAGATCATTCCCCATTCAGACCAGATGGCCAGTGTTGTATTTGTAAAAACATCAGGAAAGTTGGCTGTTGCTCTATTCTATTATATTTCAGTGAAGGGTCAATGGCGGCATTGGTTCCCCACAGACTCACATATTGCGGGACTTGATGGATTCAAGAGCGTGAAGGAGGCGGTGGAACGGGAGAATTTTGAGAAGGATTTCGAGTTTGAGACTAATGGATTTTCACGCTGAGAATCAGATATTAGCAGGAGACGTTCTTGAAAAGTTGGGAGAGATTCCAAACGAGACTATTCAATGCGTAGTAACATCGCCACCATATTGGGGATTAAGGGATTATGGACAGGATGGCCAACTCGGTCTTGAAGAAACGCCTGAAGAATATGTTGAGAAGATGGTAGAAGTATTTAGACAGATAAAGCGAGTATTAAAACACGATGGAACTGTATGGCTGAATTTGGGGGATAGTTATAATGGAAGTGGGAAGGCTGGTAATAAAAATAGCGAGTATTACAAGAAACATACAGAATTTGGTAAACCAGCAAAAAATAAAGATAAAATTGGTATACCAACTAATGTCAAAGGGCTTAAACCAAAAGACCTTGTTGGAATCCCGTGGCGTGTTGCTTTCGCATTACAGGCTGATGGATGGTATTTAAGACAGGACATTATTTGGCATAAGCCTAATCCAATGCCTGAATCGGTCCAAGATAGATGTACTAAATCCCACGAATATATATTTTTGTTAACCAAATCAGCCAAGTATTTCTATGATGCGGATGCGATTAAGACACCGTTGAAAGATGAATCAATCGCAAGACTATTGCAGGATATAGATAATCAAAAAGGGTCAGATCGTGTACCGAAAAAAACAAATGGACCAATGAAAGCTGTTGGTGGTAAAAATTGGCAAAGCAATATGGCTGGTGATGGTCTAAAAATAAAAGGGCATAAGGGTTACTTTGATAAAGACGGAAATCCGATTTGTGGGATAAATGCTAACAAAAAATCTGTCTGGAAAATCAACACCAAGCCTTACAAAGAAGCCCATTTCGCCGTATTTCCACCCAAATTGCCTGAATTATGTATCAAGGCTGGTAGTAGTGAGGGTGATATTGTTTTAGATCCATTCTTCGGCAGTGGGACAACAGGATGGGTAGCTCAAAGACTTGGCCGTAAATGGATTGGGATTGAACTCAATCCTGAATACATAAAGATAGCTGAGAGACGTTTCGATCAGCATGAATTATTTGAATCGGGAGGGAAATGATGCTGAAGAAATTTAAGGGGGTTCATTATCCATATACAAAAATGTCAAAATTTCGTTGCAGAAAATGTGGTAAACCTATAAAGGCAAGGCTCGTTTTGATAAAACAGTCTCCGCCCAGGTATTGTTACGCCTGTTCAAAGGGGAGAGAAAGGATAACTTGACTGAACGCTAACGCTAAAGGAAAACGTGGCGAAAGGGAAGTCGCCAAGATAATCAACAAGACCCTCGGAGTGAATTGTCGCAGGACACCGAACTCAGGAGGGCTGTCTTTTAAGGGTGATATTATAGATATTGACATTGACAGCCACCTTCACAACTATCACTTTGAAATCAAGAACACCAAAAGCCTTGTCCTCCCTCAATGGATCAAACAGGTTGAAAATGATTGCCCTGTTGATAAGACCTCCATTTTGATCTACAAGCATAAAGGCAAGTGGAGGGCAGATATGAGACTGAACGATTGGATAGGAGATCAACTGACAATACAGGAATTGCTGAAGAACAAATAACCTCTATCTTGCGGGAGATATAGATGCGGAACACAAATAAGCCGCCCTATGCGGCTACGGATATTGATTACAACCCGAAGAACCCACCTACAGTAAAACAGGTCATGGTGTTGATCTTTCGTTCTTGGGGATGGACTCAAGAAAAGATTGCCGAAATAATGGAGATTTCAAGAAGCACAGTGAGGGATCATATAAAGGCATTAAAAAAGAGGGGGCTATATCCACCCTGACCCACCATTGTAAAAACTTTTTTCTCTCTATATTCTTTAACTTACAGCTTTTTCCCTCTCAAAATACCCACCATTTCTCACCTACTATGAGAGACATGATGACTACTATGAGAGACATGATGACTGATGAAACTCAGAAGTTACGGGATGCTATAGAAGATGTTGTCCTTGATGAAGATGATCCAGAAATAGGTGCAATTCAGCAGATTTACGGTATTGATCGTTATGCTGCAGAAGAAAGGGTTTATGGTCAATTACAAATTGAAGCTTATGAAAAGATTGTCGATGAATATGAATCTAAATACAAAAGCAAAAATGGTGAGGATGTTTATGATCGTGAAATAGTGGATCATGTGGATTGGCAGGAAGTTGAAGCCAATCACTCAAGCCTGTCGCAAAGAGATTCCAAAGATACGCAGGAACATGTTCATGTTCTTGGTGATCCCGAGGAGGACATTGGGAAACGAACCAAACCACCTTTTGATTATATAAATCCCCAAAGATTATCTGATCTTATGACTTTAGGCTTTTCAGATGTACAAATTGCTCAGACACTTTCGGTTAGCCCTGAGAGTGTTGAACGAGCCAGATCACTATATTCTTCAGGCGTTTCTTCAAAGCCGAGATACCTGTAAGGGTTTGACAACCGTCATATAGTATTCTCAAGGGACGGGAAACCGACCACCCTTCAATCGAGGTAGCTACCTCAAATATATGGAGAATGGACAACTCAAAACAGTTTACCATCCTGTAGAATCATTAATCTTCGCCGAATACAATCCTCGGCAACTCACCAAAGACCAGTACAAGAGTCTCCGTGATTCAATGGAGAGGTTTGGCCTGGTTGATCCTGTTATCATTAACAAGCATCCAGATCGGGAGAATATCGTGATCGGGGGACACCAAAGATTGAGAATAGCCAAAGACATGGGGATTGAGAAAGTCCCTTGTGTTGAACTGAGTCTTGATCTGAACCAAGAGAAAGAACTGAACGTCAGGCTGAATCGTAATGTAGGGGAGTGGGATTACGATGCTCTGGCGAATTACTTTGATGTGGGGGAACTGACAGAGTGGGGGTTCACGGAAGATGAACTCCAATTCTGGATGGATGAACCCACCGAAGGACTGATTGAAGATGATGAAATTCCCGAAGTTGAGGAAGCGGTTACTCAGGCAGGGGATTTGTGGCTTTTGGGGGAACATCGAGTCCTGTGCGGGGATGCGACAAAGAAGGAAGATGTTGAAAGATTGATGGATGGCGGGAAGGTTGATATGGTTTTTACTGATCCACCTTATGGCATAGGCTACGAATACAATTCCCATAGAGACGAACAAGGGAGTGAATATCTCAATTTTTGTGAATCATTTTGGAATGTTCTTAAATCCTTTTCAGATATAGTAATTATTACAACAGGGTGGAAATATAAACCTTTTTGGTATTCTAAAAATCCTTATGATGAAATGGTGTGGTTTGATAATACAAAACAAAGCGGTGGACGTGCATTTCATTTAAGGAAAAGTGAACCGATTTTTATATTTGGAAAAGTGAATGAAAAATATAAATGGGATACATTTGAAATTAAAGCAAATCGTGGTGATGGGATTAGAGAAGTCCACACTTGCCCGAAACCTGTCGAATTATTACAAGAATTAATTGTCCCACAAACAAAGACAAGCAGCAATGTTTTGGATGTTTTCCTCGGATCTGGTTCAACGCTAATCGCTTGTGAAAAGACGAACCGTAAGTGTTACGGCATGGAGATTGATCCGCATTACTGCGATGTGATTGTTAAGAGATGGGAAGAATTTACAGGGAAGGAAGCTTTGAGGATGGAATCCGTACGTTGTTAAAGCAACGTAGAGCAACGGACAAATGGACGGTGGAATCACAGGCAAAGGATTTAAGAAGGGGAAATCAGGCAATCCCAAAGGGCGACCAAAGGGTGTTCAATCAATCCCTGACTTACTCAGGAAGATCGGCTCAGAAGAAGGCTCGGTTGATGGGTTGTCTAAGCTTGAGGTGGTATTGAGGAAGGTGTTCGGGTTCGCTGTTGATGGGAGAGCGTGGGCGGTTCAGTTCATAGCTGACAGGACGGAGGGGAAAGCAATAGAGCGAAGCGTAGTTTCTGACGAGTGGAAGGAAGTCGTGAAAGAAGCATACAAGCCTGAAAGCTGATTACTTCAAGCGGATAGGATATGAGCCTGAGTCTATCCAATGGAATATCCATAACAGCAAAAAAAGATTTCGAGTAAACATACAGGGCAGACGTAGTGGAAAATCATTTGGAGCGGCAAGAGAAGCGGAGATGGCGATCTTTGCTGAAGATAGTCGTGGGTGGATTGTTGCACCTTCTTATGAGTTGGCTAATAAGATTGGCAGGGAGATTCACGAAAACCTTATCCTCAGATACAAACTCCCCACAGTCACCAAGAAGGTCATCAACGGACAACTGTTCTATGCCAAGTTCATCAATAATGCAGAGGTCTGGATCAAGTCAGCCGACTCACCCGATACAGGGCTTGTCGGAGAGGGACTTGATTGGCTTATCATTGATGAAGCCGCTCTTATTTCAAGAATTATTTGGGAGCAATACCTCAGACCCACTCTCGCAGACCGACAAGGATGGGCGTTATTCGTGTCAACCCCTCGGGGATACAACTGGTTATATGATCTCTACTCGAGAGGCATCTCTGATGATTATCCAGAATGGGACTCTTGGCAACACGCCAGTACAAGTTCGAGGTACTTCAGGGATAACATAAATGACCTCAAGAACGAACTCACCAAAGAGACCTTTGAACAGGAGTACCTTGCACAGTTCACCTCATTTGCGGGAAAGGTCTATCCCTTCGATAGAAACGTACACGTTGGTCGATATGATTTCAACCCTGATTGGGAGACTTATTGCTCTGTTGATTTTGGTTTCCGTATGCCCTCTGTTGCTTGGCTACAGGTTGGCAAGGTGGATGGGGACGTTGAGATTCACATCATAGATGAGATCATCCACGACACCAACATCAAGACTGAAGAGTTGGCTGATAGGATTCTTGCAAAGAATTACCCCGTTCTACACGTCTATTGCGACCCCGCAGGTGCGGGAGTCCAATCAACATCAGGACTCGGGGACGTTGAAATCTTTAAGAGAAAGGGCATCTTTCCGCGATTTAGAAAGGACAAGGTCAGTCGCTCCGTCGCTTCAGGTGTTGATCTGGTTAGATCGTATCTCGAGAACGCAGAAGGGAAGACAAGGCTATTCGTCTCGGACAAGTGCAAAGGCATTATAGAAGATTTTGAGAACTACCGCTATCCTGAGAAGAGAGAGAATCAAATGCTTAAGGACGACCCACTCAAGGATGGGCGACACGATCACGGCATGGATGCGGTGAGATATTTTTTTATTAACAGGTTTCCGATCGTTAAACGGGAGGCGATTGAAGTACAAAGGTATTGGTAGATGGTTATTCCCGATTTAAGCGAACAGGCGATTGTAGCAAGTATAAAGAACTGGATAGATGAGTCTCATGTTAGGGAAAGAGAAGATAGAATCAACTCGATGAACTACTATGAGGGCGTGAATCTGGAGGGGGAGACCCGTAAGTGGTTCGATAGTAATGCACTCAAATACGCACCGCCTATGGCGGTCAATATCACCAAGAAGCTGATTGATGGTCGTTTCATTTCATATAAGACCGCACCAGAGCGGAAGGCTGATGAACGTTACCATGAAGTGGTAGGTGACTTAGACCAAGACATGATTGAACTTGACAGGCTCACGGGGCTATTAGGTTCGGTTGCCATGTTAAGATTCTACGATGAAGAACGTCAAAAATTAGATTCTCATATCCTTACTGATTTCGAACCTATGTTCGTTTGTAGCAATCCAACACCTATCGGAATAATCTATCCCCTATTCAGTCACGGCAATTCTAAAACGGATGAGCAGGAGTGGGTTTACTGGAGTAACGATGCCCATTTCAAAATGCTTAAGGGTGGAGCAATCATCCACGTTAACGAAGAGGACGTTAATCCATACGGGGTTATTCCTATTGTCTGGAGTCATCTTTATCCAATGATGGGTAACGAATGGTGGCGTACAGGCAAAGGGAAAATGATCGCCAATTCCAATCTGCTCTATAACGTATTCGGCACTCAGCTATCGCTCGGAAATATGTATCAAAGTCTCGGGCAGAGTGTTTTGACGGGAGTCGACGAACCAACGCGTGTCAAGATGGATGTATCAAAATTATTAGTTCTTCCAGAGGGGGCGAGTTATTCCATCGTATCGCCATCTGGTTCATTGAATGAAATCAGGGAGAACATGAGATGGATAGTTGAGACAACAGCCCATGCTCTACATCTTAAAGTTAAATGGGGTAGCGAGTCAGGATCCACATCGGGAGAGCATCAGCGGATCCTCGAGGTCGATCTAACCGAAGCTGTGATGGCCGACTTTGAACGGTGGCGAAAGTTTGAAGGTAAAAGATTTGAATTAGACAAAGTGATATTGGAGACCAACGGTATCGGTATAAGCGATGAGCATTCGGTTAATTTCTCCGAGCCTCACATCCCGCTATCCCCGAAAGAAGAACGAGAAGAATGGGAGTGGAAATGGTCGAATGGTTTGGCTACAAAGAAAGATTGGTTCAGGCATTACAATCCTGATTCCAGCGAGGAAGAAATAGACGAACGGATTGGTGAGGCCGAAACAGAATCGCAGCCGCCCCCAACAGAACAGCAGGGACTATTAGGAGCATTAGCACGACAAGTTGCCTAACGTACAAAAAGAAATAGAAATAGCAGGTATTGAATTTGCCAAAGCGGTAGAGGCTATGGAGGTCTCTTTGGTCAACGCTATCGTGGATATGAGAAAGCAAGGATTGGTAAGCAATGAAATCTATCTCGCTTTATCCGCTATTGATATGGAACAATTTATTTTATCAGATGTGGGGTTTGCAGCTGACATCGATAATCTAATGGCGAGATACGAAACGGGTGTTCTCGCCAACATGAAAATGTATGGATCCGTAACAGAACCAATGTTGCAATCTATGGTGGCCATTGATAAAGCGACCTTTATGAAACAAGCGGGGTATCAAGCCAATCTTATCAAACAGGAATTAGGACGCAAAGTTTTATCAGGGGCAAGTGATACTCAGATGCTCAACGCCCTTAAGGAGATCGTCAGGCCAGACCATGCAAAGACGTTAGTCAATACATCCCTCAATACTTTCAGCCGTACTGTTAATGCTGAGATGGCTCGGGGCTTACCATCAAGCCAGAAGTTTATTTACGAAGGCCCCGTTGATGATAAGACTCGGGATATTTGTCTGGAGATGGCGAGTGCAGGGAAATTAACACAGGATGAAATCGAATCATCTTACCCTGGCTCATTCGTGGATGGTGGAGGATTTAATTGCCGCCACAGGTGGACCGCTATCGAAGCTGCTTCTTCTGAATTGTTAGATCAATCTGGAGCGAAGAATAGAATCACATCAAAACAGGATGAAGGGAAATGGCAAACGCCACAAACTCCCCTTCAACAATTAAGTGGCTAAAGGAATACCAGATATAATCCCGAGGTCTAAATCCGAATGGACGAAACTCGGTAATAAAGTCGTTGGTAAAATTAAGGATTGGACGATAAATAAAGGGAAAGATGTATATGGTCGCCCTTTCAAAGCCTATTCAAAAGATTATGCAGAACGAAAGTCATCAGGATTAATTCCACGTCAATCAACAGCACACGCTAAAGGAAAGCCGAATTTTGTACTGACGAATGATACGATGGGGGACTTAAAAGTTTTAAATGCAACACGGGATTCAGTGACAATCGGTTGGGCATCGTTCGGGCACATCATTGAAGGCCAAGCGAAAAGGGGTAGAGTAATCACCGCTGATAAACGTCCTGTTGCTAAACACATAGAAAAATTTATTGAGGATGAATACGGAAGGCAGATAGATAGAAAACTTAAAAAAGTATCAGGTACAACAACCATCAAAATCGGGGGATGACAGGATCTAATATATACCTTTAAATATAAGCGTGGGTTCGATTCCCACCATCCCCTTTTAACTATAAGATTTAAGATATAACAAACAGGAGGTCAGCATGACCGAAGAAACTCAAGAGGCTCAGGAGAGTCAAGCACCAGAACCAGAAGTACAGGAATCAACTTCAGGTGAGGATTACGCCGAGTTCATAGCAGAAAGCAAAAAGTATCGGCAACGGGCACAGAAAGCAGAGACGAAGTTAGGCAAACTTCAGAAGCAAATGGATGTAGATAGGCAGAAACAGATGGAAGAAAATGACCAGTGGCGTGAACTCGCTGAAGAGCGGGGTAAACAGATTGCTGAATTAGAACCCATCGTGGAACGGGCGAAAGCTGACGATGCTACCATGCGAGAAGAACTGCTCTCTGATTTTTCCGAGGAAGATCGGGAAGATTTCAAGGAACTTCCAACACCCGCCCTGCGGAAAGTTCATGGGAAAATTCTAAAACCTAAACCCGCCAAGACTGAAAACTCAGTTGCAGGAGTTTCAACTACCTCGTCAAAGAAAATGTCTGAGATGAGTAAAGATGAAAGGCGTGACAACTGGGCAGGTATTGTAGCGGGTTACACGAAATAGGAATTAAAAATGGCAGAAGTAACATTAACTACTGCAGCCAACTTCATTCCCGAAATGTGGTCAGACGGTATCCTTGATTATGCAGAACGGGCTTTCCAGTTACGTAATCAGGTAACCGATCTATCAAGCATGGTTTCGGCAGGTGGCGATACTATCCACGTTCCAAAAGTAACCGAAGAGACAGCGGCTTCATTGTCCTCTGGCTCGGCTGTTACCTATGGTGCGAACACGGATGGTAAGGTTGATCTCTCTGTAGACCAACACGCCTACGAAGCAAAACGCATAGGCGACATCGTAAAGGTCCAGGAAAATGCTGACCTTTTTGGTATGTATGCGAAAAGCATGGGTTATTCTATCGCAAAGTTCGTCGAGAACTATATTGCGGTAAGCGTGATCCAAGCGGCTACTGGGAATGATGTAACGCTGGGTACGGATAATACCTTCACCACCGCCCTTATTAGAAGCGGACTTCAAAGTTTCCTTGATGCGGGTCATTCTTACACGGACGGAGATGCTTTCTTGTATTGCTCCCCCGCTTCGTATATGAGTGCCCTCTCATTACAGGACTTCTACGATGCTTCCAGAAGGGGTGATGCTCAGAACCCGAACGCTTCGGGTGCTGTGGGTATGGTCTATGGTGTCCCAACATTTGTATCCACAGATTGGGACGACGATGGCGGTACGGGCGACGAGACGGCTTCCCTGTTCAAGCGGGAAGCGGTTTACATGGCGATGCAACTAAGCCCGAGAGTTCAGTCGAGTTACGATATTGATTACCTTAGTACATCAATCGTAGCAGACGTGATTTTCGGTGCTTGTCTAAGTCATGCGGCAGGAAGCACAAGTTGTGCAGTAGCAAACTTCAACAATCCGTAAGGATAGCTGAAGATTAACTGAGTTAAGGGGGCGGTTTTAACTGCCCCCAATACTCACAAATGGAATAACCTTTCCAAAAGGTTTAACTATCTACGGAAGATGGACAGCCTTTGAATTGACATCTGGTTCTTGTATTGCTTACATAGGAGAATAACATGAAATGGTTTAAGCGTAAAGACGGTTCGGTCTTTGGCAAAGAAAATCCTTCTGAAGATCAGATGAAGGAATACAAAAAAGCGGGACACAAAGAATGTGATGAGTCTGGCGGGGCTATTAAGAAAGCAAAGAAAGCTAAGAAATAGTGCCGACTTACGAGTTCCAATGTAAGAAATGTAAAAACGTCTTTGACGTATTTCAGGGGCTTGATTCTCAGGAACGGCACAAGTGTCCAGAGTGTAGCAGTTCTCGCCTTAGACGGCTGATTTCACGGGTACAAACACGCTTTGGCAAAGATTTTTATGAGGAAGAATTCAAACGGGGGGCATTTGACACTTAGGAGATATAGATGGCGGCGGTAACAGACCTAACCAACAAACGGATAGCTGATAGCTATGTCCAACTGATCCACTGCGGGGAGGATGGTGGTCTCA